TTTTCTGTTATTTTAAAAGTTTCGTCAATTATCTCTTGAGTTACTTCTCCATCAAATTCTATTTTTGTTAAGTGTCCAACTTTACGTTGTGTCTTCCAATAGATTGTTGAAACACGCATTAAGTTTCCATCACCCCATTGCTCTAAGTCTTCACTTTGAGAAAGTATCTGTGTAAGTATGTCTCCCCCACGTGCAGGATCAGCCATATAGTTACTTGCATATTGTCTATATGCTAAACCCGGCATGTTTGTATTCCATTCGTGAGATCTAGTAGCGTCATAATAAGAGCCATCATTTTGATAACCGTTTACTTGATATTGAGCTGAACGTGCTGGATATATTCTTTGTAATGATGAAAGTTGTCTTTCATCCATTAGGTAACCATACTTATCCACCACATCAGATACAGTCATTAAATCTACCTTACCTACATAGTTTGAATCAGCTATATATCTTTGATCTGGAGATTTTTGATAAAATGTTAATACGGGATTCCATAACTCTACATCATAATCATCTTCCAACATGCGGAAATGCCAAAACTCTCTATCAGCAATAAGCATATCTCTAAAACCTCTTTCCTCAAGCTCTTGCATTTTAAATCTTTCCTCATCTACATTTAATTGATGAGTTGCCCATTCTTCTACACTACTTCTATAAGATTTACTAAAGTAGTCTTCTATTTCAGGAAGGGTTTTTAAATTATCTGGTGATAATTGTTGTTGTGCTTCTTCTGAGCCAGGATCCATTCCTGCTTCAATCATTTTTCCAACTAGATTTCTTTCTGCATCAGCTAATAAAGCCTCTTCTATTTCAGATTTTTTTAGCTCAAGCATTTCGTTGTATGACTTGTCATCAACAGCTCTAAATTGTACTTTGTTATATCTTTTGGTAAACTCTCCGCTTAATACATTAATAACATTTGGTACAATAGGATAAAATTTAAGTTCTAACGCAGAATCATTTTCCTTTGTCAAAACATCCATCATCTCTTTATAATCATTATCTTCCTCAACAATGTAATCTGACTTATCAATAATACCTTTAGCTAACTTATAATTTTTTAAAAGTCTCCTGGCATTAGTCCTTAAAAACTCCACACCCTGTAATTCTAACCAATCTAAATTCCATGCTGCCCAATCATCAGTTTTTTCTGAGTATGGTAAAAACTGTACTGGTTGAGTTAAACTAGAATACGTGGGGCCTGACTCAGCCTTAGCACCATTTTTTAACTGCATTGCATTTAATACTCTCATTCCGTATTTATTTAATTAGGTCTATTTATAATTTTTAAATCCAGACCTTCTGGGTCTATTACTATTAGGCTTAGATGATCGTCCAATATTTTTAAACGGACTATACTTTAATTTACCCATTTTTTCTGAATTTACCAAAGATTTACCCTCTGATTCGCGTCTTTTTGAATAACCCCTGTTTGATTGTTGTATTTTTGCAAAAGCAACCAGTGCACCAAATGCCACCAATCTGTCTACGTTTAGCCCTGGATAATATGCTAACATTTCCTTTATAAGCATGGGATCTGGGATTCTTTCCACACCTAAAGTTTGTGAAGTTACAACACCATTAATGTCGGTTTCTTCATCAATTACTTCTCTTAAAAATTCTATGGCATAAGAAATTAAATGACTTTTAAAAAGTGTACCTGTATTTTTCCAACCATATTCTTGATAAACAGTTTGATTAGCACCTAAATCTTTTAGAAATAAAATCTGTTGTTTAGGAACTAAATATTTTTGTTTTTTTCTTGCTATCATATGTTGGATAAATAATGAAATATTATTCTCCACTATTGTCCATGCATTATACCACTCTATAATTAATTCTAATCTTTCATGTGTTTTATTGATATCATCAAATCTACCACACCAAGCCGCTACCACTTTATCTTTTTCTAAAAATTGTTCAACATCACCTGCTTCCGTAGTTCTGGTTACCTCCGTTGCATTCTTATATACAAAGATGCTACATAAGGAATCTGATGTAGTAGTCTTTCCTTCTGATACGGGGTCAATAGATGCATAGTATGCTCCAAATCCAGGTGATGGGATTGGTCTTTCCCAAACTACTATTGTTCCTGTTTTATCTATTTGTTTTTTATTAACTGGAAATTGAGATATTGGTAACTTATTAGTTCTTTTAGCTGATATACCTTTCTCATCTCTATCTAATTCAATAAGTTCATAAGGATATTCTTTTTCTTCAATTCTTTTTTGTTGTCTAGTTAACACTCCTTGTGGAAATATAGATGCTTTTCTATATGCAAAAGCCTCTGCTATATTCATTGGTTTTTGAGAAATTCTTAATTGAAATTGCTCACCATTTAACTCATTTTTCCAACGTGACCTTTCGTCAATAATTGCTTCTATAGCTTCTTCTACTAATGAATTGCCGTATTTATCAATATAAGGGGGCATAGACCACTGTTCAGGTATAAATAGTCCTGCCATACTAATAGCACCGTCAGCATCCATCAGGTTTGTTTCTACAGCGTATATATCATTTGCTTTAGGATTTAAGATCATTTCTTTCAATGGATTGCATTGTTGCAAGTCTCCCACTGATCCTGCTGCTATAAACATACCTGTAGTCATCATACCGGATGACATGGCGGGACGTAAATACTCATATGTATCTGACATCTTGGGTGCAATACCCGCTTCCTCATGAAAGAATATTGTACATGGCCCACCTACACCTGTTGTTGCATTTTTCTCAAATGATCCCCCTTGTATTTTAGATTTTAATCCTCTTGCCGTTTTTCTATTTCCTATCTTTACTTCAATCTGTTGTTGCCATAGCAACACTTTTTCAGGATTGCTAGGTCTATACCAAGCAGTGTGTTCATTAAGAAAGGTTTTATATTCATCTAGGAATTTCCATGATCCTTTATCATTAATAAAATCTTTTAATGAAGCGCCAATTTTACATATACTACCTTCTTCAAACCAATAGGTATTTATAATTTTACCCATATGAAAATAAGAAGATGCTATTTGACGTTTTTTTAATATAGCAGCATGTTGATTATTTAGTTCTGCCAGCATTTCATATAGAGCCATATGATATTGTGCATCTCTTACTTTTGCAAAACCATATTTTTTTTCTTCTTTATCAAAGATTGGTAAAAAATTTAACCACATATAATAATCTCTAGTTAAGAAAAAACTTTTTCCCCCTCCTTTATATATCACACCTTCTCTACACTTATTCTTTTGGTCTTCCCAGTAATTGGTGAAGTCTTTGGATCTAAAAGGTTTATTACAATAAAAACCTTGCTCATTAAATGCTTTGGCTTCTGTATTAAATTCAAAAGACATTTCATTAAAACCATAGAGTCCTGGCTCACTGAATATACTTAATATATATTCAATAAACGCAGGCTCATCTATGAATTCAGTAGTTCCCCATTTACCATTATGATATGTGGGAATAATTTTATACATCCACTAAGATTGCAAATACATCACCCTCTTGAATAAGCAGATGATCTTCTCCATCATGTTGCATTGTGGTTGGTAAACAATGTTCGGTGTATTGTACAACATCACCCACTTTAATTTCTTCTACGGATTTACCTATCCCCACAACGGTGCCTTTATATTCTTTCTTTTGTGCTATTTCAGGTAGATATAAACCTGAAGCAGTTTTAGTTTCAGCTTTTTTTTGTTTGATCAGCAGTTTTTTTCCCACCGGTATTACTTGTTGTTTCATCATCTTTTGGTTTTGTTTTGTTTAAAAATGTTGGTTCATCCCAATAGCAAAAATGCCATCCACTCTTTGTTTTTTTTATTGTCATAATTGATCATAAGCTAAACCAGCACCACCACGTACAGAACTTTCTTGTTCTTGTTTCATATCCGTGAATGCACCTTTGTATGATTGTCTAATCTGTTCAAACTTAGCAGCAGCATTTATCATAGAATTCATGTTGCCGTCTCTACCATGTTCAATAGGAGTTACTTCCATATACTTTGCTAATCTATCTAACATGGCTTTAATTCCTACATAAGCTCTGTAAGTTGGTGTCTCATACATTTTCTTACACATCTCTAGGGCATATCTTATCTTTCCATCTTCTGGAGATTCTTCAAGAACCACTTCTTCAATAATAATATCTTCTTTCTCATGTTCAGGTAAGTTGAAGAAAGGGTTTAAATCAGGATTAGGACAACTCATATAAAATATATACTGATATACTTGCATATATGAGTCTGGATACTTATCCATTATTACTTTTAAAAAAGGTAGAGTATAACAATGTTCTGTTACTACAACTTTACTGTTCTGTATGTCAAATAATCTTACTATCATATGGGTGTGTTTTTATAATGCATCAATATAAGCTTTTACCGTAGCATAGCTATCAGTAACATATATTGGCACCACAGATCCTATTACATATACTTGACGTATATCCATAATACTACCATCTTGTTGATACATTGTTCCAACAGCAGCTAATGAAACAGAGTTTATTGCTATAAAAGATTCTGAGCCTTCTACTATATACATTGTAAGGGGAGATGTAGGAGGAGCTGTTTGTGTTACAAAAACTTGTGTTAATTGTATTGATGCCATTATTGTTTATCTTTAAGCCACATTATAAGAGAGGATACTTCATCTTTTAAATATGGTAATTCATATATTTTTACTTCGTCTAATACCGGTTCTCCATTTATACTTTCATTGATGGGATATCCATTTAAATCTTCGCCCACTTGAACAAATTTAACATGTTGAATTGTTAATTTACCTATTTTTAATTTGGGGTTGTGCTTCTTAATAATATACGCATAAATGCTGAGCTGTAGGTTATAATGATTAATATTACAGTCATCTAAATTATTAACTGGTTTATATAGTTTATTAGTAATACCCTCCCAATTAGTATATCCCTTTTCTTTAATTTCCTTATTTGTTTTGTAATCATGGATATTAATATATCCATCAACTACTTCAACTAGATCTGCTTGGCCACATAATTTTGCAGATTTTAAATATACCATATGTTCTGGGTATACACCTTCTTTAAGCTTTTGTTCAGGTGCTAATTTAAGTCCTTCTTCAGTAATTAATGGTTTAATAATGGGCACTTCTGTTCCATTACGCTCAATAGTAGCAAAGTCTAACATATCAGCTTCCCTTTGGTTATGATACCAGTTACCTAATGTAATTGCCCGATGTGTCTCATTATCCCATGCAGATAATATTTCTTTTTCAGTCATATTATACCACTTAGATCTTTTATTCTTAGAGGATTTCTTAGCTTGTCCTTCCCTATCAAATTTAGGTTTAAACATCCCTATAAAGGATGTTACACTAGTCCAATCTATTTTATCTTGATCATTGCTTTCATAAACATGACCTTCTTCTTTAAACACTATAGCCATCTTAGTAAGTTAGTGTAGTGTACCAATATCCATTTTCTTGGTTAGTGATTATACTACTGATTTCTCCTTGATATATGTAATTAATTTTAATGTTCATTATTTTCTATTTGTTTATTAATTAATTCTTCTGTTTCTTCAGATACTAATGATTGCCAATATCCTTTAGGACATTCTGAAGATAACGATCTCATTTTAAATGCTAAACTACATCCGCAATCTGAGCAACATGGTTGAGTCCCAGGAGCTAAACAATCATCACCTTTAGCATCAAACAAACTGCAGTGAATACAAACTTTCCACCTTTCTGTTACTACAGCTTCTATATGTTCTTTCTTAAACATATTATTTTTTATTCCTTCAGCAATTTGGTCTAAATTTTTAAAGGCATCTAGATATTTTTTTAAAGGTTTAATCATTTTTTTTACTTTTAAAATCTTTCTTTAATTTTATGTTTTCTTCTAGTTGATTAAAAGCGTTAGTCATTTGTTCTATATTCTCAATTATGTTCTCACTTTTAGCATAACCATTGTATGTCCTTTTAGCAATATTACCCAACATGCTTTTATTCTTTTTTATTGCTGTTTCTAATCTACCCTTTCTTAATTCAAAAGTACCTAGTCCATCCACATAAATTCTAGGAAAATCTAACTTAGATAGTTTCTTCCTCAATTTTCCATAATAAAAAGATATAAAATCTTCTACTACTTGAGGATGAACGCCTACTTCTTCAGCTATCCCTTCGGCAAATTCTTTATGCTTCTTTGGATTCACTGCCTAAAATTTTATAGTCTAATAATACTAACCCTTCTTTTTGCACATTTATAGTTTTATTTAAAACTATAGTTTTTTTATTAGTGCCTCTTTTAATTACTAAATTTTTCTTCTCTGCTTTTGAAATAGCGTTTCTAGCTGATTGGGCACTTTTAAAAATGTTTAGTTTTGTTAATAGAACACAAAATTTAGATATTTCTATCTTAGGATGCTTAGCTAATACAGCTAAGAAATTTAAATCAGAATGACTTATTATTATACGTTCAAAAAAACAAAAAGTTATTATTTGATATTTAATACTATTATCTATATCAACTTTTAATTTTAAATCTACTTTATTTACTATTGCCATATCTATAAGCTTAATATCATATCAACAAAGTCTGGATCAGGATAACAATCTGATTTATCATTTCTTACATTGGTATGTGTTAGTAATCCTTTTATATTTCCTTGACTTGCATCCATTTGAAAACCAAAGCCTTTAGTTGGGCCATGCTTTTGTATAAATTGCTTTAATCCAAGTCTAATATCTACACCGTCTCTTTCACCCACATACCTAATCCATTTTTCAGCTTCTTTTATTTGTGCTTCAGAATATCTATGAAACTTTAAGTGACCTTTAAAATGTTCCTTTAATTCAATTACCTCTTCGGGAGTAACCGTGGTGCCTACATAAGTTTTATTGTCATCATCTAGATAACCCATAGCACACATTTCTAAACCAACAGAATGTCTATTCATCCATCCAGAATGAGTGCGTCCTAAGTGCCATGCCTGACACCCCTCCGGGAATGCTTGAACCATTACTCCATCATATTTGTCATCACCTGTTTTATGGTTTCTTCCACCTAATACAAACTCGGTTGCAATTCTCCCCCTATCATCTCTGCCCCAATGGTCTATAGTTCTATAAGGGTTGTTATTTCCTGCTGTATGATGTAGGAAAACATATTCATTTTTTATAGGACCTTCAATGTACTGACCTTTAGGTAGATAATGTTTATGAATTAATTGATCAAAATTAGTGGTATAATATTGAGATGATACATCTGTATCTTCATCAATTGCTTCTAAATCAACTTTAGCTTTATTAAATAATAGAACCCACATCTCACTATCTACTATACCGGTTATAGTTAAACCGTTAGATAGTTGATATCTTATAACAGCCTTTTCTGTAAGAGGTCCAAAAATCCCATCAGGCTTTAAGCCTAACTTATCTTGAAGATGTTTTACATTAAGACTTCTGTCTCCTTTTTTAATTAACATGATCTTAAGTTTAGTCAATATTCATTGCTGCTTTTTCCATAGCTTGTTTGAATGCCACTGCTTCTTCAGATTCTGGGCTTACACCACCTTCTTTTTGATCAGCATATTGTTGAGCCATAAACATCTGAGCTTGCATTCTTTCTGCCCTAGCCTTTTCTATAGTGGCTAATAGCATCTCATACTCAGCTTGAATTTCTAGATGTTCAATGTTGTCTTTGTAAAAAGCAGTGATCTCATCTCTTCTAGCATTGAGTTCTTCTTTGCTAAGTGTAGGATCTTTCTCTTCTAAATTTGGTTTACTTGTTGAATCAGACATTTTAATTTTTTTTAGTTAAACATTATACAAATATATATAAATAGTTTAACTAAAAAAAGTTTATTGCCTTATTTTTT